TTACAAAAGAAATAGTTGATAAATATGATCCTTTTATAAAAAGACTTAAAATGCCATATAATAATTTAGTAGATTATATAAATTTTACAGTTCAATCAGTCTCTTGGCCATCTATTTCAACTGAAACTGTAGAACAGTTTAGTGATCATGGAATTAGATATTTTCCAGGTGGTTGGAATTTACAAATGTATACTTCTAAAGAGTTAATTGTAACCTTTAAAACAACAGAAAGTTATATTAATTATTTTATTATGTACGATTTACTAGAATATTATTGGAAAATGAACAAAAATAAAGATAGTATTTCGCATTTGCCAAGTCTTCACTTGATGTTATTAGATAGATATGGATATTTGTTAGTTACATTTCAGTATGATTATATTGTTTTTTCTGGATTAAGTGAATTAGAATTATCTTATGCTTCAAATGTTCCAGAATTTAGAACATTTACAGCTTCATTTAAAGCAGATGTTGTAAAAACTATTAGAGAATACGATAATCTTGGAAAAATAAAAGTTTAGTTCAAAAAGTTTGCCTGGAATCTCTTGGAATCTCTTGGAATCTCTTGGAATAATTAAAAGACAATTTGCCATTAAAAACTAGAACAATTAATTAAATTCTATTTTATTTTTTTATTTTTTAATTTAATTGATCTAAGAGTAGAGCACATATATTTTTTAAACACCATAATATTTTTATCAGGGTTTTTTAAATTGTTTAAAAATGTTCATAACTTTTTTAGCTTTAGATTATAGTATAAATTATTCCACAATTTGTGTTTTAAAGGAAAATAGTGTAAAATTCCATTCTATAATTAGAGATAAAAAATTTACAAAAAAAGAAAAACAAATTTTAGAAAAATTAATTAATACTAAAATATTTACTTATGAAATAATCAATAATGTAGAAAATACTAATGAGTTAAAAATTTTAGATGCAGAAAATATTGCAAAAAAAATAATAAAAATTATAAATGAAAATGAAATTAAAGAGATAGCGATAGAGGGATTTTCGTTTAATTCTACTGGTAGATCTTTAAGTGATATATATGGGTACCAATATATTTTTAGATATTTACTATTAAAAAATAATATAGCTTTTAAACTTTTTTCTCCAGCTACTATAAAAAAAACAGCAGGTAAAGGAAATTTTAATAAACTACAAATGGTTGAAAGTTTTATAAAAAACGAAAATAATTATAAAAATTTAAACACTTTAAAAGAACTTTATATAAATTACAAATCAAATAAATTAATTAAACCTTTAGATGATATAGTAGATAGTTTTTGGGTATTACAAACATATTTAAATTTTAAACTAAATTTAAATAAATAAATAAATAAAAAAATAAAATAAACTAAATTTTAAACTAAATTTTAAACTAAATTAAAGGGAGTTTTTATGGATGATGAATTAAATAAGATATTTAGTACAAACGCCAGTGATCTTTTTTCTAAAAAAGAAACATCAGAAGATACAGTTTTTTACAAACCCACACCAGACAAAGGAATAGATAAAGTTTATACAAGTCAAATTGTATTTTTACCTAATGCAAAAAATCCTTCTTTACACATTGTAGATAAATGGACAGTGTGGATTGATGATATAGAAAATAATAGAAAAATGAATGTAGATTGTCCTTCAACTGTCAAGAAACATTCATTATTACAAGATGCATTTTTTGCTTGTAGAAATTCACAAAATGCTAATGAAAGAAAATTACAGAATCTTTTTAAAAGAAAACGTGATATTTATGCATTAGTTTATATTGTTCAAGATCAACATCAGCCAGAAATGGAAGGTAAAATAAAAATCTTTAAATTCGGACAGCAATTATTTGATATTTTAGAAGGAGCTGCTCAAGATACCGACGAGCCTATTAATTTTTTAGATATTATGAATAATAAAATATTTAAATTGGTTGTTAACGAAGTTAATGTAGATGGTAGAAATTTTCCAAATTATAAACTATCTAAATTTTTAAATAAATCTCATCAATTTGAAATTAATGGTAAAATAATAAAAAAAGAAAAAAATGATATGCTTAAATTGGCAAATTGGTTAAAAGAAAATTCACCAGATTTAGATGCATATCAATATCAAGAATGGGATTCTGAAACAAGAAAAAAAGTTGTTGAATATATTAAAGCAACTATTCCATCACAAAATTTAATAAATGAAATTCTAAAAAAATCAAAAGAAACTTTAAGTGAATTTGAAACTATAGACAAAGAAAATATTAAATCAAAAGACAGAAAAAATGAACTAATTCCTGATAATTATGATGATGAATTTGAAGATATAAAATCCAATAATGGTAAAGAAAAAGAAAATATTAAAAATAAACAAAAAATAACAGATGAAGATCTATATAATTTAGATGATATAGATGATACAGACGATTTAGATGATTTAGATGATTTATTTAATGAAGATGAAAATGAATAAAGTAGATTCAATTGATTTTAAAGGGGCTTCGGCCCCTTCTTTTTCTAAATTATTAGATAAAGTACAAAATATTTTAAATAAAAGGTTTCAAGGAGAGAAAACAAGAATTGTAATACATGATGATAGAATAAGTTTTGCTTGTCCTTATTGTGGTGATTCGTCTAACGATGAAAAGAAAAAAAGAGGAAATTTATATTTAGATTCTTTAAAATATAAATGTTTTAACTGCGGTATTTATAAAAATATAAAAAATTTATTTTTAGATTTTAATTCTATAAACGAAAATGAATTTTTTGAATATGAATCTATAAATAAATTTGAAAAAAAGAAAGTTAAGTATAATTTAATAGATTTTGATTTTTTATCTAAAAATTTGCCTACAAAAGATGATATAAAAAAGTTTTATAATTTTAAAGATATTGAATTAACTAATTTTAAAACTTATTTAAATAAAAGAAAAATATTTCAATATGAAAATTTTTTATTTGATGAGTTTACAAAAAGTATTGTTATATTAAATTTAGTAAATGATAAAGTTTTAGGTTTTTCAAAAAGAACAACAGGTAAATTTAAAAAATATTATATTTATAAATTTTCTAAAATTAAAGAAGATCTTAAAATAGAAATAAATAATGATTTTGAATTTTTAAATAATATATCGACAATTTTTAATATATTTAATATAGATTTTAATAAAAAAATAACAATATTTGAAGGCGCGTTTGATTCTATTTTTATAAATAATTCGATTGCAATAAGTGGAGTTAATAAAACTTTACCAATAGACATTGAAAATAAACGATATTTTTTAGATAACGATACAGTAGGTTTGAAAAAATCAATTGAATTACTGTCAAATGGAGAAGAGGTTTTTCTTTGGAAAAAATTATTAAGCGATTTGAATATTAATGAAAAAATTAAAGATTTAAACGAATTGATTATAAAGTTACCTGATGAAATATACAAAAAAATTGAATTTGATAAATATTTTTCTTCTAAAAAAATAGATTTAATTTATCTATGAAAAAATTGAAAATAAAATTTGATATTAAAAGTAATGAAACTGAACTTAAAGATATAGAACTTAAAGTAGATGAAATAAAAAAATCGAAAACTATAATAAAGGAAGTTAAACGTGGAAGAAAAAATAGAAAAACAATTTTCTGAAAAAACAGCAGAAATGATAAAAGTTTTTTTACGAGAAAAATCTAAATGGACTGACAAGATTTTTAAATTAACAAGTATGCTAAAAAATTATGAAAATTTTACCGATTTACAAATTGAAATATATAATGAAATAACAAATGCGTTAAATGATAAAGCTACTATTTCAAATCATTTAGTTAATATAAATAAAATACTTAGACAAAAAAAATATGAAAATTTAATCGAACTTAAAACAAATTTAGATTTAAAGGTAAAAACAAAAGATGATCAAACATATATAATAGAAAATAATTTAAAAGATATTTTAGAAAGAGAAGAAGTTCTGTTGTTACAAATAGACTATATGGATAATATAATTAAAAATTTAAAAGATATATTATGGGGAATAAAAAATTATATAGAAATTAAAAAGTTATTGGAATGAAAGTAAAAATTTTAGAAGATAAAAGACAAATGCAAATAGTTGACTGTTCTAATGAAGAATTAGAACAGTTAAAGTTATATTTTACAAGAAAAATTAAGAATTGGAGATTTAACCCGTTGGTTAAGAAAAAATTATGGAATGGAGAAATTAGTTTTTTAAATAAAAATTTAACTTTATCGACTGGACTTTGGGGTGAATTAAAAAATGTTTGTAATAAATATTCGTATGATTTAGAAATTATAAATAAAGAATATTTAATAAATTTAAATATAAATAAAGAAGATTTTTACAAATTTATAGAAGAAAATTTTAACAAAGATAGATTATACCCAAGAGATTATCAGATTGATGCAGCATTTTCTATTTTAAAGTATAAAAGGTCAATATCTGAAATTGCAACTTCAGCTGGTAAAACATTGATAATTTTTATAATTTTCGTATATTTATATAAAAATAATTTTTTTAAAGAAATACAAATAAAAGATATTTTTTTAAAAGAACAATTTTTAGTAATAGTTCCTAATGTAGACTTAGTTGTTCAAACATATGAAAAATTTATAGAGTACAACGAATTATTAAATGAACCATTAAAGTTAACAGTTCAAATGTTTGGAGGATCAGCTCCAAAAATTAAAAAAAATTCAAATGTTGTAATAGGTACATTTCATACACTTAGAAATTTAACAGATGATTATTTTGAGACCGTGAAATCTTTATGCGTTGATGAAGCACATTATACAAATTCAAATTCAGTACAAAAAATTTTAAAAAAATGTGTTAATGCTGAATATAGGTTTGGTTTATCTGGAACTTTAAAAGCTGATGAAACAGCTGATTCTTTTACCCTTCAAGCTTCTTTAGGACCAATGGTTAATAAAATAAGTGCAGAGTTTTTATTCGATAATAAATATGCAACACCTGTAAATGTAGCGGTTATAGAATTAGATTATTTAGAAAATGAAATAAGAGAAAAATTAGCACATTTAAAAAAATACAAAAACGGTATTGAAGGTTCACAGTTATTAAATTTAGAGAAAAAAATAATAATTGAAAATAAAAAACGCTTAAACTATATAATAAACGTTATTTCTAAAACTACAAAAAATTCATTGGTTTTATTTCATAATGTAAAAGACGAATATGGTAAAAATATTTACGAAAAAATGAAAGATTTAATTTCAGAAAACACTAACTTATTTTATATAGATGGTTCTGTAAATAAAAATTTAAGAGGAGAATATAGAAACGAAGCTATAAATAATGAAAATGGAAATTATATAATAATAGCAAGTTTTGGAACAATGTCTACTGGTATTGATATATCAAACATAGAAAATATTTATTTATTAGAAAGTTTTAAGTCTGAAATTATTATAAAGCAAACTATTGGCAGAGGTATGCGTTTAAATGAAATTAAAAAAACAGTAAACATATATGATTTTGTAGATGATTTTAGAATAAATAATTTTGAAAATTATATTTACAAACATTCAAAGGAACGTATACAAATATATAAAAATGAAAATTATAATATAAAAAAAATAAAAGTTAAATTGTGAACTTAAATGAAGCAAGTACAAATACAATTTATATTTTTGATATAGATGATACTTTAATTTTTTCTACTTCAAAGATAGGTTATAAAACACCAGAAATGGATAAATTTAAATTTGTAAGTACAGAAGAATATGCAAAAATTAGAAACAAATTACCTAAAGAAACTGAATTTGATTTTAGTGATTTTAGGCAATATGATTCTATTTATTTTTCTTTAGTTAATGGTCAACCTAATATTAAAGTATTAAAAATAATGGATCATGCAATAAATAGTAATTATAAAATAGGTGTAATTACAGCAAGAGGTAATCAAAAAGCAATTTTTAAAGCTCTTAAAAATACATTATTGTATAGAAATGAAAAAGACGAACTAATTGAAATACCAAAAAATATATTTAATG